CCAAAAAGCGGGGAGGATTTTAGAAAAGTACCTTGGGTGGAATTTGTAGCTCCAATATTTTCAGTAGACACTCTAATAAAAACAGGTGTATTAGATTTTAAGATGAGTTATGGCTGGGGAGTAGAATTAGACTATTGTTATAGAGCATTAAAAAACGGATACAAGACAAGATTGTGTCAGAATATAGCCATACATCACTATGGGCACAAATCACAGTCAGACCACGGAGAGTATAGCCACTATGCAAATATAGAGATGAATGATAGATTAAGAGAAAAGTACGGAGACAAATGGCAGGAAGTATTAAAGTATCCACAATGGTAGTAACAATTATACCCACAATAGGAAGAAAGAGTTTGAAAAGGGCTGTAGAGTCAGCTATTGATGGATTTTTAGATTTTATGATACCTTTGACAATAATGGGCGGAACGGCAGGAGAAAATAGAAACAAGGGGATACAAATTGCAAAAATTTTATCTCCAGACTGGATAAGTTTTCTTGACGATGATGATTATTATAAATACGAGTGGGCATTACGATTAGATGATGACTACGATATAGTCGTATTTAGAATGAAACAGGGTGAGGCAATTATCCCAGACGCAACTGATGAACTTAGATTTGCAAATGTTGGAATTAACTTTGCGCTCAATATGAATCGGATCAAGTGGGAAGACCTTCCTGAGTTTGATAGCGATGGTGAGGGAGAGGATTGGAGGTTCCTCGAGAAGCTACTCCAAAAATATAACAAGGTAAAAATAACTAAAGATATATATTATGTCGCAGAAAAAAGAAGTTACAATCAATAATCCATATACCGATTGGCAAGAAGCTTTTGATTATATTCCCAACAAACACAAAATGACAATCATAGAATTAGGGTGTGGTGAAGGAACGCAATATCTTTTAGATAATTTTAAGGAAGTGATAAGTATAGAATACTCAAGGTATCCTTATGACTTCACCGTAACTTCACCGAAACATACTTTTGTAAAACTTGAAGCAAGTCAGGACACAATAGAGAAAGATAATGTGTTAATTGAAACAATGGGAGAAACTAGACCAGACTTTACGGAAGAGGTGAATATGTTGATGAGAGAGATAATGAAGTATAAGGCAGATATGATATTTGTAGATTTTGGATTTCATTTTAGAGGAGAAGTAGTACAAGCATTGTTGGTTTGGGGGGAGATAGAAACAATTGCATATCACGACTTTAATTTACCATATTATGGATATAATAAAGTAATGCCAAAATCAAAACAAAAGTATAATGGGTATCTTGAAGCAAAAGGACAGGGTACAAATATAATATCTACTAATTTACAATGGGCTTTTATACCTAAAAACCCCTCTCGAACCCCTCTCAGAGTAAAAGAAACCACTCCCCCAGCAAAAAATAGGTAAAAAGTAAAATGGCTTAAACTACAGCTCTCCGCACTCCCCCACCACTACTCCCCTACCGTGGATAGCCGAATATAGCAAAAACAGAGACACATACCCCGATAGGGGAGGGGAGTGGTAAGAAAGAAAAGTAAAAAATAATTTTTAGAAAATAATTTGACAAAGTATAACAACAATGTTATAAAATAATTAAGATAAAATAATTAAAATGGCAAGAAGCCAAAAGGAAATTAACAAAATATTTGAGAAAGCAAAAGAGGTGATAGCCAAACACAACCTTATTTTTATTGAAGAGATTGTGTCTTATCTCCCAATATCCAAACCTACATTCTACGAATACTTTCCTATTGACTCTAACGAAATTAACGAATTAAAGACTTTGCTTGAAGATAACTCTGTGTCTATCAAATCGGGGCTTAGAAATAAATGGTATGAGTCAGAGAACCCAACATTACAGATAGCTTTGTATCGCTTAACATCCCGAGATGATGAGCACAAGAAGTTAAACCAGTCATACATAGATCATACCAGCAAGAATGAAAAGATAGATCCCAAGTTTGAAATAGAAATATTAACTAACAAAGATGAGGCACAACAAGAAACCGATTAGTGTTATTAATATTGAAACAGGAGAAATTATTAAATTTGGGTCTCAAACTGATTTTGCTAAAGTTGTATCGGTTAATAGATCTACCATCAATAGATGGAAAGATAAAAATAGAACACTTAAAGGAGTTTGGATTTTTAAAGAAGCGACTGACTCTACCCTATCTATTCATAAAAACTTTCTACTTTCAAACGGTAAAAAGAAACAATGTAGGAAGTGCCAAATAATATTAAGTTTAGAAGTTCAAGTCTGCCCTATCTGTAATACAAGACAATGAAAATACAAGCCACAGTAGTATTCCAAAAGAACTGGGAGGCCAATAAAAGAATTATAGTCAATCAGGGAAGCTCAAGAAGTTCCAAGACTTATTCTATAGCTCAAAAATATATCCTTAAACTGCTAAAAGAGAAAGGTAAGATTTTATCTATTGTAAGAAAGACTTCACCAGCTTTAGATTTAACTGTGGCTAGAGACTTTTTTGAGATACTTATCAACTGGAACTTATACGATAGCAAAAACCATAACAAAACATTAAAGACATATAACCTCAATGGAAACTTGGTAGAGTTCCTTGGTATGGATAACCCACAAAAGAAAAGAGGAGCTAAGAGAGACTATTTGTGGCTTAATGAGGCTAATGAATTATCCCTAGAAGACTGGAGGCAGTTAGCTATGAGAACAACAGGAGAGATTACATTGGACTTTAACCCTTCAGACTCATTCCATTGGATCTATGATGATGTGATGACTAGAGAGGATTGCCAAGTTATAAAGTCTACTTACAGGGATAACCCATTTCTACCAAAGGAAGTGATAGATGAGATTGAAAGGTATAAAGTATTAGATCCAAACTTTTGGAGAGTATTCGGATTAGGAGAAAGGGGAGTATCAGAAGACTTAATCTATACCCATTGGCAAAGATGTGAGACTTTACCGGAAAGCTATGATAGACGGTATTATGGAGCTGATTGGGGATTTAACAATCAGACTGCTATTGTAGAGATAAGAGAGAAAGACAATGTGCTATATGCTCAAGAGATATTATACCAATCAGGATTAAACTCAGATGAGATTATAAGAAAGCTACAGGAATTAAACATACCTAAAGATGCAGTTATAGTAGGAGATTCTGAAGACCCCGGTAAAATAAATGATATCTATATGGCAGGATATAACATTAAACCAGCCTATAAGAATAAAGGCTCAGTTATACGAGGAATAAATGCAGTCAAAGTTAAAGAGCTACATATAACTAATACCTCAATCAATATGATCAAAGAGCTACAATTCTACAGGTGGCAAAAAAATAAAGATGGGCAGACAATGGATATGCCAATCAAAGTCAAAGACCATATTATGGACGCTATGCGGTATTGTATAGACTATATGGAACTTGAAAAGGCAACAGATGGTAAGATATATAATAATAAACCATTTGGATTTTAATATATGAAGCAATATCCTCCTCAAAAAGACATAGACAGATTAGCCAAATATGACACCTACGAGAAGTTATTCGAAGGGAATCATAGAATAGCTTTTAGCAAAAGATTAGAGCAATATGCCAGTCAATTTGCAGGGGATATGTCTCTTGTAAGATATGTGGTGCTTCCCTACCCTAGAATTATTAGCACTATCTCAGCTGACCTTTTATTTGAAGAACAACCAAAAGTAGTGTTAGAAAATGAGATTAACCAAAACTTTGTAGACAAGTTATGGTATGAGAATAGTATGTGGACTACTTTATACGAGGAGGCTTTAGTTTCAAGCTATAAAGGAGATTCTGTACTTAGAATATTAGCTGTAGATGGAGAGGTTAAAGTAGATACAGTTAAGCCAGATGTATATTTCCCAGTATATAATGAAAATAATGTCAAAGCTCCAGTAAAAGAACATGTACTTGCATATATCCAGATAATTGATGAGAAGCAATACCTTGTAGTAGAGACTTATAGAGTAGGAGAAATAGAAACACAGGTGTATGATTTTAAAGATGGTGTTATAGGTGGAGAATATAACTCTATGGATATGCTAGGGATAGAACCTATTGTAAAGACTAACTTAGAACAGGGATTTAGTCTTATTCATCATATTAAGAACTGGGGGATGAGTGGCAAATTCTG